ATTACGACTCATGTATTATCCCTCTTTTCCCGTCTTCGTTTTCTGCCATGTAGTTTAGCGTGACAATTCAAACATAAGCATATACACTTCCTTAGTTCCTCTCTCAGTACGTCCAGTGCTGGTCTTATGCTTGCAATACTACCAATCCCAAACCGTTTTTTCTTCGGGTCTCTGTGATGCGCACATAAGCAGTCCCGGTCTTTTTCTCTGCACTTCCTACATCCATCCTTTCTAAACTCATTGATAATAAGGTTTACTTTTTTCCGGTAAGCCCTGTTGTACTTCCTGACATATCTTCGTCTTTGCTCCGGGTCTTTGAATGGCATATATTTGGTAGCGGTGGCAGGATTCGAACCTGCGTAATCCAGCGTATGAAACTGGCGACTTAACCACTTGTCCACACCGCATTATGTATTGATTGCACTGGCAGGGGGTCTTTCCCCAAATCTCAGCGTAAATCTCTTTAAATGTTCCTTTGCCTTACCAATGTCTAATGTCTGGGAATCCTGCTTAGAATACGCTCTATGCAACATCCAGTCCACTAAGCCCATGTGATATTGTTCATCTATTTCCGGGCTGTCTGTAAGCTTTGTAACGAGCTCCATAGGTGTTAGGGGTAGCCGTGATATCATTAAGTTAAGAGTACTGGTTGCTTGTGGAATTTTATACAACGTCACTTTGTTTGTATCGTCCGGCAACCAACTTCTCACCGAACCGGATTCGCTTTCCCAATTGGGATATGTAGCGTCCAAAACTCTTCGACTTGTTTTTACCAATGGCTCCGTGCCAGTTGATAGCTTTGCTCTTTTAATCAATAATATCTTTTCATCAAGGGCGTATGTTGCCACGCCAGACAATACCGATATATTGGCTAATGCAGAGCTTTGGTCGATTAATAGATTTGCACGAATACACGCTTCGTTTTCTGCATCATTAGCGTACTCAGTCCACTCGGCTAAGCTCCATAAAAGGTCTGGCTTGTCTATTACTTCGTCTGCCTGATTTTGTGCTGCTATAATTATTTCACTTAATTTCATAGATACTCCTTATATTAAAAGCGTTCTTGCTGAGCTTGTGAATTTCCTGAAAAGCCAGTTATTACCGATATCCTTAGTTTGCCTCGGCCTTTTTCGTACTCAGCCTTATGGAATAATCCAAGCTTTAAATCCGTGACGCCGGGAATAGGCATCGTGTAGACTTTCCACTTGACGTAATCCTTTACGGTTTCAAGGTATTCGTCTTCTATTTGCTCTGGTATATCGCTATCCTCTATGCTCGTAGGCATTAATGCTACCGTGAACAAAACGTCATCCCCGGTAGCATCTGGAATCTTAGACCATCGAATGGTGTTACCGCCTTGGTAGACGATATAATTTGGAGTACCAGTGTTTATCTGCCATTGGGGATTGAGATAAGTCATTTCACCGACTGTTTTATTGTCAAGTGTTTTATTCTTATATTTACCGTATAAGAACCTGATAAGCTTTACATTGGCCGTTACCGGAGTCAGTGTATGTTCGGGGAAATTTTCAACTGTAACATCCTCAATGTCTTCGGTAAAGCACTTGCTGTATTTGCAAAGCTCCTGAATGGCTTCCATTAAAAACTTTTCAACGAATATGTCTTCGTTAAAAGGAAGCTCTGATAATACCTTTTGTCTCCATTCGATTATTTTGGTCATTGTACAATTTGCCTTTCCATACCAGACATAAGCCTTTCCATCTCGCTCTTGCTACCAGCGTTAAAATTAGGCTTTGGGTCGGGAATGTAATATTCATGCGATCTTAACGGAACACCGTCTTTGGTGCATGGTATCAAATCCCCTCTTTTTAAAAGCATAGGCGTTGCCGGGTTTACCCTGCCATTTTTGGGATGTTTTAGCCACTGAGGGATAACTTTCTCAATCGCCTGTCTTGTTTCTTCGTCGCAGTACTCGTCTGCCTGTATTTCCCCGAGTGCTACCAAGCACTTCTTTGTTATCTCGCCCCTGATAATAGCTATGTGCTTTAAAAGATTAACGTCATACCCAAAATGCTTTTTGGCATAACTCTTCAATGCGTCTTTGTTTAGTTTGCCTACTTTTTCAATATCTTCCGGGAGAACTGTTTCCAGTTCGAGCTTGCCCTTGCCTTCTCCCATTTCGAATGAATCTGCCATAAATACCTCCGTGATAAAAATGTAAAATTAACTTAATTAAACCTGTTGAAAATCCTGTTGTCATGCACAAGCTTTCCTTCTTCCGTGCAAGGCAGCAAGTGTCTCTGCTTGATGATAATGTCATTAACGCCAAAGATATGTCCGGTGATAGGGTGCTTAAGGTGTGTGATCTCCACCTCTTCCGGGATGTCTTTCTTACGCACACTGAACGGCTCTACCGGGTCAACCGGGTATTCGTTTGGTACATTGGCTTCCTTCATTGCTTCTGTTTCTGTGGTTTCCTCTATCTGAGAAGCGGTCAAGTCTACTTCATTAACCAGTACGTCTTCTTTGGCTTCATGCTCTCTATATATCGCAGGAAGCGTTTTTCCCGGCCTATCTTCTTCTACTCCGTCATTCTGTGCGTCTGGTTGAAACATTGAATCGTCTTTGCCAAAAACTTCTTCCATACTACCTACGTCGCCACTTTTTACTACTTCTTTTTCTTCCATACATCCTCCGAAAAGATTAAAAAGACGGGGCAGGGTACGGGCAAAAAAAAGATCGTCCGTACCCTGTTACTCCCCTGAATTTACACCATAAATCCGCAAGCAAATACTGTGATAATCGCAGCATCAACTGTGTGCCCGGGGTCTATGTCGATCGTGTCAGCAGTATGATACAACTTACCACCAAGCGCAGGGAAAGTATCGCCCGGCAAGCAAAAGCTGGTATCAAGTGCTGTACCGTCAAGATCATAAGACGTAGCCACCCAACCATTAGCGGCACTTCCATCGCCAAATACGCATGTTGCAACCGCACCCTGTACTAAGTCCAGACGGACTCCGAAAGTGTGCATGAAGAAACCTGCCGGAATATTAAGCATACGCCCGATATCCGTAGAAACTAAGGCGTTTCCAGAAATGGAAAAGTCGATAGTGTTCTTAAGCACCATCTGCTTTCTAGCTGCGGTCTCAGAGACACCAGTAGTGCCACCAAGAGTTAAGTCTATGTTAGCCATTATTAAAACCTCCTGTTAGAATTGCTGCCCTGCCTCCGAACTTTTCAGTGGAGGCAGGACATAGATTATATAATACTCTACGTAATAGAATAAGTCAAGCTTACGCTTTCTTCGCTGGCATGTAAACACCTGAATCTTCGTGTGTTACCTTGTAACCGTACACGTTTAATCCACGAATTGCGTCACCGAAAGTATCCTGCAATCTGATAGTTTCAGTCTTGACGAACTGGGAAGCGAAACAAACAAAATCCCTCGTACCAGCAAGACAGTGGAAATCACCAGTTGCCGCAACGCCTGTAAGTGCTATGTTGTTAGATACATAGATCATAAACCTATCTATCATACCAAGTCTACCATTTCTGATAACCGAGGTCAAATCACCTGAAAGAGAAGCGTCCTTCAAATCGCCCTTCTTAATCATACCAGCAATCCAAGGCGTTATTACTAACCAACGGCCTTCAACTGGAATATTAAGTTGGTCAAGTTCAGTACCAGCATCAACAATCCACTCCAAAACATTAGTCTTGGTAATTACCGTAGAAACCAAAGAACTTGTTGCGTCGGTATAGATGTTTGCAAGTACGTCTACATCTATGCTGATCTTGGTTTGCTCGGCAGCGTCCAAAGTTGTTTCGTTTATGACGTCGATATCGGACTGAGCCTTATCAATATCATCAACCTTGAAAGCGTAAACCTTTGCTTTGTCAATCAAGAGTTCCAGCTTTTCATCTGTTAAATCCTGATAGTTGATTACACCACCAACTTGGTAATCGCTTACGATGACCGTTGGCCTTTTACGGATGATAACCTTGGAACCCTGTCCTTGGATTTCACCCTCCCAATCATTGTTACTTATTGCGCCAAATACTGTGGTCGCATAAAACTTGGCCTGTAACTTACGAGACCATACTTCCGGTATAAAATAACCATTTGGTAGGTTATTATACCCGGCTGCTACTGGTACATTTCTAGGCATAGCTAAGCCCTCCTTTTTCTTAAGTTAAAAAAATATTAATTTCACTTTAGATCAATTCGGGAATCATGGCTTGCCTAAGCAAGGTATTCACGGCCTCTTATCTCTAAACATACTGCGTACTATTTAACGAACAAGCCCAAGTTTCAGTGCTTCATCTATGGCTACTTCGTTTTCCGCCCACTCCGCTTCTGACATAGAGGCAATTTGCGCACGGGTAAATCTTATCTGCTTATCATTGAGTTCGGTATTCTTCGCTTTGTTGAACTCAGGTACAGACATGCCTTTGGCTTTTGCAAGCTTCGAGTCGGCTTTACTTGGAGTAGTATCTTTTTTCTCCTCTTTTTCACCGGGAACCTTGTATCCATTGGCCTTTTTAAAATTTGTTAATAGCGATATTACTTCTTCTGTTGTGCCGCCTTTCCTGATAGCCAGTGCTCCGGCTTTTTCCATTGGCGGCAATCCATCAATCCAGTCATCTATCAACGGCTCTTTTGAAATCTCGTCAAAGTCTGGATGGGCTGTTTCAATCGCATCATAATGGGCATTCTCCGTATCTGTCTTAACGGTTTTTTCTCGTTCCTTTTCTCGTTCATCCTGCTTGTCAAGCCTTTCCATTAATTGCTTGTTGTCCATCTTCTGCCTCTGCATTATCTTAATAATTGGCTCAGCAATTTCTGGATATTCTTTTCTCAGGTTTTCGAGGTCGGTATCAATCTCTTCCTCTGTCTGAGTGGTTTCTTCTTTGATGCCCTCTTTTGTTACTGGGTCGCCTTTTTCGGCGGTAGTCGCTTTTTCGTCTATAAGCTTCCGAAGTTCTGCGTTTTCTTTTGCCAAATCAAAACCTTTGGTTTCGGCATCCTTCGCTCTTTTATTAGAGCTGTGCATCTTATTTTGAGCTGAGGCAATGCGCTTGGTGGCATTATCTACTGTGAGGTCTTTGGTTAAGTCTTCGTTGTCGGGCGCATCCTTTGCAGGCTCTTTGTCCTTCGCAGGCTCTTTGTCCTTTGCAGGTTCTTCGTCCTTCGCAGGTTCTTTGTCCTTTGCAGGTTCTTCGTCCTTTGCAGGTTCTTCGTCAAGCGGAGTTTTGCCGTCTGCTTGCAAGCCTTGGTGTTCCCAAAATATTCTATCAGCCTCAGCCTCTTCTTTTGCTGCAAAGTCTACTATGTCTTGATTTATAGTATCGACTTGCGGTACTACCTGCTCCACGTTTTTTTCCTTGCCTATTTCCGGCATAGTTTTCTCCTTTTAATGTCCGCTTAAAATATTCTTTGCCTTTATTTCAATCGTTGCCATCTCTTTTAATATCAGAGATTGGCCTTGGTAATATCGGTGGTCGTCCTTTATGCT